CCATTGCAGTCGATGGAAGTGGTGAAGTTACTTCATTTAGAACTTCTTTATCAGGCTTAACTCCTAGCACCGCAACTGGTGGCAATATTGTTTTAGCTGGAACTTTGGGAGCAGCTTCAGGTGGTACTGGTGCGACTACATTGACAGGCTATGTCTATGGAAATGGTACTGGAGCAATGACCGCTTCTACTACCATCCCAAATACTGCAATTACTGGCTTGGGTACAATGAGTACTCAAAATGCCAATGCAGTAGCAATTACTGGTGGCACAATTTCTGGAGTTGCTTTAACTCTAGATAGCTTAAATAGCACTCCTATTGGATCGACTTCTGCTTCTACTGGTAAATTTACCACCCTGGAAGCTACTGGCAATTTGACCTTTGATAGCTATACTGGTTACATTTATGGCAATGCAAGTGGCTTGGTTACTGCTTCTGCAACCATTCCGACTACTGCTTTAAGTGGCACTATCACTAATGCCCAATTAGCCAATAGTTCAGTTACCTACAATGGTGTGACAGTATCTTTAGGTGGCTCTGGCACAATTACTGCCAACACCACCAACTCGCTGACCTTTAATACAAGTGGTACTGGTGATGCTTCTCCAGTAGTCTTTAATGGCTCGACTGCTCATACCATCTCTTATAACTCAATTGGGGCTAGTCCTTTAGCTGGATCAACCAGCTTGACCACTACTGGTACTGTCACTACTGGTACTTGGTCTGCTCTTTTCGGTGCTGTATCAGGTGCAAATTTAACCAATTTAACTGCTGCCAATCTTACTGGTACAACCCTACCTTCTTCAATTGTTAACTCAAGTCTGACAAGTGTAGGCACAATTGGAACTGGTGTATGGCATGGTACTGCTATTACCCCTGCTTATGGTGGAACTGGTGCATCAACCTTAACTGGTTATGTGTATGGCAATGGTACAAGCACCATGACTGCTTCTACCACTATCCCTACTACCGCACTTAGTGGGACAGTCACCAATGCTCAACTTGCCAATAGTTCAGTTACAGTCGGTGGTACTGCAATTAGCCTGGGTGGATCAGGCAGCTTCCCATTAGAAAACTTAACTGATGTGGCAGTAGCTGATGCTACAGTTGGACAGCTTTTAGGCTGGAATGGTTCTTCTTGGGTCAATGTAAATAACACTCCAAGTGGTAGTGCAGGTCAAGGTGTTTCCTTTTGGAACTCAACTCCTTTAATTACTGGTACAGGTACAAACAATGTCCTGCCAATTATTACTCTTGCAACAACTCCAGTAACCGCAGGTGGAACTCAAACCGCATCATCTAATCCTAACAACAATACTATTGCTGCAATTGGTCTGCAATCAGGAGTATTGGGTAGAACTATTCTTGATGCTGGTCAATGGACTTTTGATATTTATATTGGTGTTAATTCTAATGCTGGTGGTAGAACTACTACTTTTACTAGAAACACTTATCAAATCATTCCATCTACTGCTACAAGTGTTACTTTAACAACAAGTGGTACTGGAACTTCTAGAACTGTAACTGCTTCTGCATCTTTCTTTAGCACCGCAGTAGCTTCAGCAACAAATACTGTAGCGGATTATTTAGAAACCCCACAAGGTCTTTATCAGATTACTGCTAAGGCATCTGCCACTTCTGTAACTATTACTGTCCCTAGTACTTATGCTAATGAAACATCTGTAAATGGTAGTCTTTGGCATAATTTATTTGGAGTAACTTCTCCAAATATTACCAACATTACACCGAATTATGGTCTTTATGTAGTACAAACTACACAACCAGCATTTAATATTAATGTAACTGATTCTTTGGGTGGCATTGGATTCACCACTTCTACCGCAAATACTACTGTAACTGCTGCCTACAATGGCACTCAGTATGCTTCTAATGTGCTGACTCCATTAGTTACTTTGCATGATGGATTGGGTGGCTTGCAGGGTGGTTCAGCGAACCAGTATTACCACTTAACCAATACTGAATATACTGGTACTGGATCAGGTAATTTTGTAAGACAAAGCAATCCTTCTTTAATTGCACCTAATTTAGATACACCTACTTCTCTTACTTTAACCAATGCTACAGGGCTTCCTTTAACTACAGGTGTTACTGGAACTTTGCCAGTAAGTAATGGCGGTTCAGGTGCAACCACTTTAACTGGCTATTTGATTGGTAATGGTACAAGTGCATTTACAGCTTCTTCTACCATCCCCACTACTGCATTGTCTGGAACAATTACCAATGCTCAATTGGCTAATTCGACTATTTCTGGAGTAGCTTTAGGTTCTAACTTATTTGCTTTGACTTTGGGAACTGGACTTTCTGGTACTTCCTACAATGGCTCTGCTGCGATTACTGCTGCAATTGCCAATACTACTGTCACCGCAGGAAGTTATACCCTAGGCAACTTTACTGTCAATGCTCAAGGTCAATTGACTGCTGCATCCTCTACCTCTACAACTGGTAGCGGATTGGTTGTTTTAGCCAATAGTCCTACTTTAGTGACCCCAGTATTGGGTGCTGCCAGCGCAACATCCTTGACTCTAACTAATGCCTTGGCAGTAGCTTATGGCGGTACTGGAGCATCTACCGCAGGTATTACTGCCTTTAACAATATTACTGGCTATAGTGCTTCAGGTGCTACTGGCACTACTTCTAGCAGCCTAGTATTTTCTAATAGCCCAACTTTGGTAACTCCAGTATTGGGAGTGGCTACTGGTACTTCTTTACAAGTCACTAATGGTTTTTATTCTACTGGCACTTATGGCGGTACTTATACTGATGGCATTGTCATTGACTACTCTACTGGCAATGGTCGCATTAGTGTAGGTGGCGCAGATGGCATTAGCTTCTACAATGGTGGTGTTGCTACTACCTTATTGGGCGCAGTCAATTCTTCTGGTGTATGGACTTTACCAACCCTCAATCTAACTAATGCTTTAGGCATTGCTTATGGTGGTACTGGTTTAACTTCTACACCTACCAATGGTCAAATCGACATCGGAAATGGTACTGGATTTACCAGGACTACATTAACTGCTGGTACTGGAATCTCGATTACCAATGGTGCAGGTTCGATCACTATTGCCATTAATGGTACTGGTGAAGTAACTAGCTTCCAGACTAGCCTATCAGGGTTAACCCCTAGTACTGCTACAGGTGGCGCAGTAACCCTGGCTGGTACTTTAGGGGCTGCATCTGGTGGTACTGGAGCAACTACCCTTACTGGATATGTATATGGTAATGGCACTTCAGCGATGACTGCCAGTACCACTATTCCAACTACTGCGCTATCAGGCACTATTACCAATGCTCAATTAGCAAATTCTTCCATCACTATTAATGGTACTTCTACCAGCTTGGGTGGATCAATTTCAGTCGGTACTGTCACTTCAATTACTGCTGGTACTGGTTTATCAGGTGGCACTATTACCACTACTGGAACTATTGCTCTTGCTAATACTACTGTAACTGCTGGCTCTTATACCAATGCAAGCATTACTGTCAATGCACAAGGTCAGATTACCGCAGCTTCAAGTGGTGCAGCGACTGTCACTTCTTTCCAGACTTCTTTATCTGGTTTAACTCCTAATACATCTACTACTGGTGCAGTCACTTTGGCTGGTACTTTGGGTGTAGCAAGTGGTGGTACTGGAGTTACAACTCTGACAGGTCTGGCTTATGGCAATGGTACTTCTGCCTTTACCGCAGCTACCGCAGCGCAAGTAGTTTCAGTCATTGGAACTACCGCAGTAACCAATGCGACTAATGCAGCCAATGTGAATTTGGCAGCAGGATCAGGTGCTACCAACTATCTAGTGTTCGCTGCTAGTGCTACTGGTAATACCGCAGAATATACCAATACTGCCCTGACATACAATTACACCAATAATGCTATAACTGGTGGTATCAATGGTGGCAGTTTTTAAATATAATGGCTAAAAGGAAATAACTATGGCGGCATCAGGCTTCACTCCAATTCTTCTCTATGCTAGTGGCACTACTGGTAATACTCCATCTGCGAGTAATTTAACTAGTGGTGCTAATGGTGCTGAATTAGCATTGAACTATACCGATGGCAAATTATTTTATAAAGATAATGCTGGTGTAGTTCAATTACTTGCATCAAAAGCTATCGCAGGGCTTACACTACCAGTATCAGTAGCCAATGGCGGTACAGGCGCTACTACAGTTAGTGGAGCACAAACCAATTTACAAGTTGACCCGAGTGGAACTGCGGTTAGTATGGCAATAGCTTTGGGATAATTATGAATAGCGGAATCTATCTTATTACCAATACTGAAACTGGCAAGCAATATGTCGGTCAAAGTTCTGGTATTAAAAAAAGATTCAATCGCCATATCAGAGCATCCAGAATACAGCACCCCAGAGAATCTTTTTATCTGCATAAATCTATGGCAAAACATGGTGTAGATAAATTTAAATTTGAAGTTTTAATTTATGCTAAAGATTCAGAATACTTAAATTTAATGGAGCAAAAATGTATTGAATCATATAATACATTATCTCCAAATGGTTATAACCTTGATACTGGTGGCGGTGTAGATAGAAAAGCTGCTGAAAATTCTAAATCAAAAAAATTAGGAAAACCAGCTTGGAATAAAGGAATACCGCAAAGTGAAGAAGCTAAAAGAAAGCAATCTTTAGCTATGATGGGAAAACCATCCCCACAAAAAGGAAAACCCCAATCTGCTGAAGCAAAAGCAAAGCAATCTGCTGCTATGAAAGGCAGACCAGCTTGGAATAAGGGAATTAAAATGTCCGAAGATCAAAAAGAAAAAATGCGATTGGTGGATAAATCTTATACAAAGACTTTAGAATATAGATTAAAGATGAGTGCTGCGGTAAAAAAAGCCAAAGCCAAACAAAAAGGAAATTAAAGATGGCAACTAATACATTTACTCGATATGTGTCTACTGGTGTAGGCACAACCCCTGTAGTCCTGGTGACTGCTGCATCTGCTACCCAGACTACTGTCATCGGTCTTACATTGGCTAATACTACTACTAGCCCAATTATTGTAAGTGCCTATATTACTGCTTCAACCACAAACTATTATGTGGTTAAAAATGCGACTGTACCTGTAGGTGGCTCTTTAGCCCTATTTGGCGCAGATGGCAAAATTGTACTTAATACTGGAGATGCCTTTACTGTAGTTTCATCTACTGCAACTTCAGCAGATGCAATCCTTTCTTGCCTACAAATTAGTTAAGGATAACTATGTCCTATATTGGCTCAACCCCAACTACCCAGAGTTTTACCTCTGGGACTGATTACTTTAATGGTACTGGTTCGCAGACTGCTTTTACCCTATCTCGGACTGTCAACTCAGTTAATGATGTAGAAGTGCTGGTAAACAATGTGGAGCAGCAACCTAATAGTACTTATACCATTAGCGGTACAACTCTGACTTTTACTACTGCTCCCTCAAGTGGCACAAATAATATCTATGTTAGATATTTATCGACTGTCACCCAGAGCATTGCTCCTAGCCAAAATACTGTCCAATATTCTTCTTTGAATAGCGATAATCAAAGCAAGTTGGGCATTATGTACAAGAATCGCATCATAAATTCCAATATGGTTATTGACCAAAGAAATGGTGGCGCAGCAGTATCAAGTTCTTATTTTGGGTATGTTGTTGATAGATGGAATTTGTCTCAAAGTACAACTGGTAAATTAATTGCTCAACAAAATGCTGGATCTATAACTCCACCAGCAGGATTTAGTAATTATCTTGGAGTAACATCACAATCTGCTTTTTCTATTGGAAGTGGCGATTATTATACTTGGAATCAACCAATTGAAGGTTTTAATACTGCTGATTTAGCATGGGGAACTGCTAATGCTAAAACTGTCACTTTGTCATTTTGGGTTTATTCAAGCCTTACAGGAACTTTTGGCGGTTCTTTAATGAATTCCGCTACAACATATTCTTATCCCTTTTCATACTCAATCCCAACTGCAAATACTTGGACACAAATCAGTATTACTATAACTGGTGCAACAAGCGGAACATGGGTTGGAGCAACCAATGGAATTGGTATTAATTTAATTTTTGGTATGGGAGTAGGATCTGGGTATAGTGGAACTGCTGGAGCATGGGCTTCAGGAAACTATAAATCAGCCACAGGCGCAACAAGTGTTGTTGGTACTTCAGGAGCAACTTTCTACATTACTGGTGTTCAACTAGAAGTAGGCACACAAGCAACTCAATTTACTACTGCTGGTGGTTCTTATGGTGCTGAATTGGCTTTGTGTCAGCGTTATTTTGAAGTTGTGTCTATGAATGGTTTAGGTGGTTCATCATCAACTACTGCAGTTGGATTTGGGTGTTCTTATAAAGTGCAAAAAAGAGCAACCCCTACTGTTGTTAATGCAAGTTCAACTGCGGCATTATATTCGTTTTATCGCCCTGGATTAGGTTCTGGTGACCCAAGCTCTGTATCAATTTCGTCTGATTTAGGTGATGCTTATAATTTTAATATAACATTAGCAAATTTTACAGGATTATCTAATAACCAAGCATGGGTTGGTAGATATAGCGGTTTATTTAATGCTTCTGCGGAGTTATGATTATGTAT